AATAAAGAAGGACCCTTTTATGATAACTTTAAGTTTTTTATGGATTGGGTAGACGAACAAAATATCTTTAGTGAAATTGGTAGAACTTTAATATTCTATAATGACCAAGATCAGCAATGTATAACACATAGAGATCATAATCCTTTAAATAGGGTTACAGACCCAGATGAGTTTATTTGGATTAATATGTTTATGGATAGGAAAGCATTTTTTGTAGAAGATAAGGATAGTAATACAAGACATTATATTAAGAGTCAAGTAGCATGGTTTGATACTGCTAACTATCACGGAAGTGATACAAGTCCTTATTCTGCTTTCAGTATTAGAGTAGATGGAGTCTTTACAGACCAGTTTAAGAAAAAGATTAACTACAAACTAAAAAGTAAAAAATCAATATTTGGAAACACTTAGTTTTCCGTCTTCTTCATATAGATAACCCCAAGAATTATTATAACGTGTAATAGTTGGTAAACTAGGCCACTTTGTTTTGTGTATAAGATAAGTTGAATCCTCAACTACTTCATTGATAAGTTTCTTTGCCGGAAGTTTATAACTTGCCCAAGTATCTCCAAGTTTTGGTTCTTCTGTATATAATGCCCACAGTTGGAAATCTTCTGTATCAAAGAAGTTAATAATATGTTCGCACATATACTCTGCTTGTTGTTTATTTGGAGAATGCATACCCATACGATACTTAACAGCCTGCCATTTCATGCTATAGTTAATCCACCATAAAAATTCATGATTAGTAGCAATATCAATAGGACTTGCATTTACTAAGTCATATAACATTTGTTCACGTTGATCTCTTGTTTCTGGGTCAGACTTATTTAATAACCAGTCTAACGAACCAGATTCCCAATCTTTATGTAAGCAATCAAACTTCCCTGTTGCATCCATATAGCTTTTAACAGTTAGACTTCCAAATAAATTATCTGCACATTCTCCAGTAACTACACTATAACTTGGGTTAGTAATAATGTCATAAAAGTTATTACTAGAAATTAAACAATGTCCAAACTTATCTAATATAACATTATTAAAAAACTTAGGATTTTCAATTTGACTATCTTCATTGAATGCTAAGAGTATATGATCTTTAATATCCTCCCAATATGGACTAGATATCAATAAGCAAACAATTAATGTACTATCAATGCCACCTGAGTACATAATAACTAACTTTTCTTTACTTTCGTCGTTTTGAAAAGATTTAATAATGTTAGTCATTCTGCTAACAGAACAACTTTCAAAACTTTCTGGAGTTCTTTTTTCTGGTATTGGACTATTGTTAAAAACATCTACTCCTAAGTCAAGTGTACCAGTCCTGTCACTTAAACTAATCCAAGGATTAAACATACCTAAAAAGTCTCGTTGTATATTGCTAATATTAGCTCCTTTACCAGAGTTAAGTATTCTATGCGGAATATAGTATAATAAATTTTTCATTACATTAACATGCTCACAAATGATTCTTCGGCTAACGTTGCTCGAATATCCTGAACATCCTCTTTAGTTTTTATAGTATTAATTGCCATTTGTGTTTTAATTCGAATTCTTTCTAATTTCATTATTTGGAATTTTAGATTATCTGCTTTTGCTATAACTAGATTAGCAATAGTTTCTAAAGGAAGTTTTCTAAATTGTGCCTCATCTTGTATAAAACCTATATCAGATGTATCTCCTTTAATAACACGTCTTGCTTGTTCTTCTTTTATTAGATATGCCGTTTCTTGCCAAGGAACAAGACTTTGGAAACGTTTATATCCATGCTCTAATCTTTGATGAAGCTCTTTTGTTAACATTACTCTAGCAAGAAGTTTTTTGCTCAGTATTTCAGTATCATTGTCTCGATCTTCTTCGTCAACAAATTTAGTAGTTCTAGCATCAATATATTGTAATTTATAATTAAGTTTATTAGAACGAAGTAATGCAAGTTCTTCTCCAGTTACACCATACACTCTACATATGGCACGAAATTCTCCAGAGCAAGCCTGTTCTAATGTATTTAAATCTGAACACCAAGCCAGTATACTGTTTTCAGCAGTAGTGGCTAAAGCAACCCAATGTTGTTCCATGAATGTACTCCGTTGTTACTTTACTTAAGATAATAATTTAATCTTGTCTAACCAATTTTGCACCTGGGATAATATCTCCATCACATAACATATCCCATGGATGTTTTTTCTCGTAGAATTCGTTTTGTGTCCAAGTTTGGGTTTCTTCATTGAAGTCAAACCACGGAGCAACACCTAACATAATATGTGTACGGAAAAAAGGCTCTTCTGGTCTCTCTGAACAATAAGCACGATGAGGAATACCTGTGTCCCAACTATATGCATACGGTGCTTCTAAGTGAATTAGTTTTCCTACGTTTGTTTGTTGCTCTAGTACAAACTCTTTAGATGTTTTAATAGCAATATTAATTCTTAAATTGTTAAACATCATTTCGTCTGTGTGCCACGCAACACCTGGTCTTTGTGTTGCACGTTCTGCTCCCTTTTGACCCATTGCTTGTGTAGAACCATGAGAAGAAATTATACGAAGACTAGATCTAACCATACTTCTTTTTAAACTATCTAAGAATGTTCCTAAGTATCCATGCTTACTACCTTCTGTACGAAAAGCCATGCTATAAGTATCATAATGTGTATCTTTTCTTACTGCAATTTTTCTAGCCTCTGATTGATCCATTCTACTATAAGGACTAACACGACCATCTCCAGACTTTGCACCAAACTCCTGCTTAATATGCTTAAAGTGATTTCCTTGCACTTGTTCATGTGGGTCTGTTTCAATTCCGTCAATATGCAAAGGATTATATGTTAAGCCCATTCCTAAATAACCAGTATCACTTTTTAATGATCCATCTGGTCTTTTACCTCTTAGTCTATACCCAAACATACCTACATTATCTAAAGCCTCTAAAGTATCTTTGATTAATAAGTCTGTATCTGTTTCTGTTAATTCTAGTTTAATTAAACTAGGATAAGGTTCTCGAGGTTGTAACGTGCTTTTCATAAAAGGGGCTCTTCTATGCAAAGAGTTAGCGACAGGTATTTCTTCTGCCGCATCTGATAATTTTAAAGATATAGTCATGATAACTCCTTCTATACTATATTATAACCATTTTAAATCTGGCGTAAATCGAATGGAAAGCATTACTCTAGGTTTTTCCTTGCATAAGTTAATTGCTTGATGTGGAACATCAATCCTAACTAAGTGAGGATCCTTAATAGTTACAGACGCAATTAGTTTTGGCTCTCCGTCCCATTCAAGTTTTAAATATTTGTTAGAGTTTGTTTTTCTTCCCATTACAGTTGCATCTGCTATTTTTTGAACCTCTAATCTGTACGGAGCTTCTCCGTACCAATCCATACTACCAATACCAGTATTACGAATTGGAATATTTAATGCATAATTTGATGCACCTGATCTGTCTGCTCTAAAACCATCAATATGTAGGCCTTGTGCCTTATCTTTACCTAACACAAAAATTAACCCAGACTTCAAACTTAAACCATTCCAAACTGGATGCGGATTTGCCTTTATAAATTCATCTATTATTTCATAAAAGTTATATTCGGGTGATTGAATTGTTACTGTTTTATTAATTTTATGTACATACAAAGCCTTATTAATTCTAAACACTAAGTCCTCAATATTAGGAATATCGTCAATTTTTTGAAAAAGTTTTTCCATACTACTACTTATCGGATTAACTAAAATCAATTAACCAAATAAATAGCAGTAATGATACACATGATACTCACATTTTTGTTATGGACCTTATTACTTTATATTATACATAGGGTCATTCATGTTCACGGACGTAGATGGTTTCCTGTGTCTTTTAAAGCTCATAACGATCATCACAAATATATTAACACCACTGGCGGAACACAATGGCATTGGAATAATTGTTTTCTGTTTAACGATACCTGGTTATCAACTTTAGATCTTTGGATTACAGAAGTTGTTCCTACTTTAATCTTTAGTTATATAACCGGAGAATGGTGGGTTAGTATTGCATACTATTTTTGGGCCGCTTTCTTACAAGAAGTAATTGAACACAATCCTAAATTTAGTTGGTATCCAGCAATTACATCTGGAAAATGGCATTTAGTACATCATGCAGAGCCTTATAGAAACTATGGATTATTTGTTCCTATTTGGGATTTATTATTTGGTAGTTACAGGGCATACTCTAAATAGATGTTTTATCTATCCAAGCATTAAACAAATAATTAGTAACTTCGGGTCTATTTCTATTAGCAACTAAGGATGGGTAGATAGTAATCCAATGTCTATTAACTATTTCTTTACTTGTGATATATGCCATATCAATTGGGTGTAGTTTAAATTTAACTGATTTATCTGGATAAATGTAAGTTTGTATTGTTCCGTATAATCTTCTTTTTTCTATCTCTTCAATAGCCAAAGCCTTATAACCATGTTTATCATTGTTGATATCGGCATTACGTTGCATAACCCATCCGCCATCTTTTCTTAACCATTGACTAGTTACAGCATATACTCGTTGATGACATATCATATCGATTAAGATAACATCATCTGGAACTTCGTTATCTTGATATTCATCCAAGTCAAATTGTTTAAACTTGTGCATCTTTTGTAAAGCAACACCTGGCTTATCCCATGCTATTGTATCAAACGAACCTTGAAAGCCAAAGTCAAGTAATGGTAGTTCACCAACTTCAGCAGGCTCATATTGGGGAACAAACTCATCTGTTAGCTTTACGCCAATAGTAAGTGATCTTTCAAATACTTGAAAGAATCTAGTTGCAATTTCACTTGGATTAATAAAAACAAAATCCATATATTACTTCTCCGAGAAGTGTGTAGCTAATAAAGCTCCTACAAATCTAGTTACTTTAGTTTTAACTAATTCCGAATTCATCATAACTTCAAAGTCAACGATACGATCTAAACATTCTTGTAACTGTTTAATTTCTAAGATATCACTACTATCTTTGATTCCACTTAATTCGTTTTGCCTGAAGACAATTTGAGATCCATCATCTAGAAAAACACGAATATAATCTATATACTCAACAGGTACATTATCTACCTGTATCTCTCGTAACATTTCTTCAAAGCTACGATCTTTCTTACGAATACTCATCTATATTCTTCTTTATTGATCTAATTTAATTAGGCCTCTACTGAAGCCTTCTTTGGCCTTCCTCGTTTCTTTGGTGTTGCACTAGCTTCTGCAACCTCGTTTACAATATCAACTGTAGACAAAGATGGTGTACTAGTTGATGGAATTAACTCTTCTGCTTCTGCTCTTAAACGTTTGGCTTCTGCCTCAAAAGTTGTTGCTTGACTTCTAAGTTTAGCGGCAATAGCACTATCGTCTAATACTCCTGGAGATCCCCCAGAGCTTGCATCATTTGCAATATCGCCTGAACGTGTAGCTACTCCTGGTTGTCCTGGAATACCTGGTTTTGGACGATTAATTAATTTTAGTTCTTTGTTTAAATCTTCTAAGTTAATTTTATTACCTGGTGATGGTATCATAACAATATGCTTAGTAGGAACTTTAATTAACCATCCTTTAGCATGAATTGTTGATAACATGTCTGTGCCATCATTAAACTTTTGTCTATGTAAAAAGTCGCCAATATCATTAGCATCTTGTCCTTGTACACTTTCAACTGCTTTCATAAGATCTTGATGATGTAGTTCTGGCAGGTCAGCAGTTCTAACTACCAGTGCATGTTCTGAGTCGTTTGGAACTTCACGGAAAACAACTACTACTGGAGCACCTTTTCCGTCTTGCCCAACGTGCTTAATAAATCTAGCCATATTATACTCCTAGCTTCCTGTATTGTCTTCGGTAACTTCAGCAACAGGCTCAGCATTAACAGGTTCAACATTTACGTCACCTTCTTGTGCTTTTTCTACTGCTTCAGCAACTTTTGGTTCTGTTGCTTTAATAAAAGCAGTTACTCTTTCCCATACTTCTCCAATTACCTTAAATTCGTTTGGACGATAAGCGCCTCTATTAGCACCAATCTCAATCGCACCACATACTACTTTTAGATCTTCTAAGTTAAGACCAGTTTTAGGTACTGCAGGTGCTTCATCTGTTGAAGCGGGTGCTTGATTTGTTTCTTCAGCCATTTTAATATTCTCCATAAAATTAAATCAGTGAACAAGTTCTATTTGCTCACTGATACTTATAGCCATTTTGAATAGGGTGTGTAACCGTATTAGAAGCCGTTTGGTACTAATATGTAATGTATTGTTAATACAATACCTAAACTTGCACCTAATCCAACTAACATTTTTAAGAAATCTCTACCTATAAGAGGAAATACATTTTTTAGTTTATATTCGCCATTACTAAGTGTACCTATTGCTAATTCACGACCACATAGTATACCAACAAATACCCATGTAGTTGACATTGGAATATTGTTTAGTTCTTTAAAGAAAAGTAAACATATAAAGTATGCCGTATTAATAATAGTTGCACTTCTTACATATCTAGTATGTGCTTTTTCTAATACAATTTCTTGTATCTTGCCGCCGCCTTCACGGAACATAAATGCAAGTCCGCCTACAAATATAATACTAACACCTAACATCATATCCCAAGGAACTTGTCTTGGTAAGAATACTGCTATGTTGGCAATATCATGTGCTAGCCAAGTCCACCATAAAAATCCAGCACTTACCCATTGTGCTATACGCCAATACTTTTTACGTTCCTCTTTAACAGGATTGTTCTTTTCATCTATCCATCTAGCTATAAAAAACCAAAGCATATATGCAAATACTGCCGCAACGGCATAACCCATTATACTTTTTACAAGCATTTTTTCTAATACAAATGTACTTGCAAAAGCACTTAAAACTAAAAAAGACGTACTAACGGGTACGCCTATCCTTGTTAATAGTAATAGCACTAATGGTGCCATTGCATGATACCATTTAACTTCTTGAAAAGGTATCTTATCTAACCGGCCGTAACTTATGTCGCCACCGTTCATATACCATCCGTACCACAATGCCCATAATAAAACCGCCGAAGCGGCGGCCCACATTGTTGTCCATTTAAATCGATCGTTATTACTAGCAATCCATGTACCTAGTGTTTGTATACTATCGTTTGCTATAACACTATAGCCTGCAAATAGAAAGCCCAATGCCATCCATAACGTTAATTGATCCATTCATTTTCCTCCTTACCTTTTAGGCATATAGTTTGCCGTAATACCAAAAGGTGCTTTAATAGTTTCGTTACCATGTACTACAAACAATGTATCACAATAATTTTCGTCTCCCCATGATCCCCAAGGGTAACCATCAGTAAGTACTACTAGTTGATGCGGTGTAACGTCATTATATTTAAGCCACTCCCAGATACAGTCAAAGTCCGTTCCGCCACCACCTTGTATTGCATACTCGGACATATCACGTCCATCATCTTGTGTAAAATTATCTTCGTTGTACACACTGGTATCAAACGTAATAACTTTAACATTATAAGCATCGAACTGATCCAATGACCCTTGTACAATACCTAAGAAGTCTGATAGTGTGCTATCCCAAATACTACCTGAGGCATCGAGTGCAATAACAACATCTAACTGCTCCCCTGGAAGATTACCCGGAAGTACTGCACCAGTATGCCAACCTTTTCTGTTAGGTCGCATCCAAGTGTAATCAGACTTTAACGAACTGCTAAACTGAATTTGAAAAAGCTCACGAAGATCTAATACTGGCTCAGTAATCTGTTTAACAAGACGTTTAACTTCACCAGGTACATTACTAGCACCTGCTTTATTAACTGCATCAATTACTGCTTCTTTCCACTCGTTTCTTAGAGCTTTTTTTTCTTCTGAAGAAAGTTTTTTAAACTTAGGCTTTCCGTCACTACTGTTACCACCTTGTCCTTGTTGCTCATCGCCCTCACCATCTAGGTCTAAATGATCGTCAAGTGTCTGTTGCACTTCGGCATTATTATCAAACAGTTTATCATATACTTCATCAGCAGTATGATTTTCATACTGACGATCAACTAGTATAGGAACAGTAGTAATTGTTTTACCTACATTTTCTCGAACAAGCATATTATTGATAATATAGTCACCAGCCATATTCCATAGCCCTGGATCTCTATTACCACGCCTTGTCATATGTTCGTAAATAATATGTCCAACTTCGTGTGCAAACCCAAATACACATTCTTGATCATCTAGTTTTAATACAAACTCTGAGTTATAATAAAACTTACGACCATCAGTAGCAATAGTTTGACACCAAGGTGCTTCTTCTAGTACTAGTCTAGCACTCAAAGGACCCCAGAAAGGATACTTTAGAAGCATAGTAATTCTTGCTTTGATTAATTTTTCTTTTGCTTTTTCTGCGATATCTTGGGTCATGTGTGGCTCCATTTCCTTATTGTTCTTATAATATAGCATATGTTGGCCCTAAGGTCAACCTGTTTTTTACTTTATGTTGTTAAAATTGTATGGAATATTAATTACTCCAACTTGCTTTAAGTTGTTATTTACTACAAGCATCTGTCCATTGTCTGCCTTAAAGCCTGAAAACACAGATTTCATTACTTTGAAATGTGTAAAAACAAACAAGTTTCCTTTACCGTTCCAGGATTTAATTATATCTCTCATCTGTTTTACTTTTTGATCTTTCTTCCAATTCTTTGCCTGGAACAGGTTATTCTTCTCAAACTCTATTCCTGCAATTTCAGCAGTTTCCCAACATCTACAAATAGGACTTGCATATGCTTTTTCAATTCCAATGTTGTTTTCTCTTATAAAATTACCAAGATCTTCTGCCTGCTTTTTGCCTTCTGAAAGTAAATTTCTTTGTTGTTCGCATGGCTTTTTACCATCGTAACCTTTAGTCATATTACCTTCTACTTTAGGTGCATAAGTGTGTCTTACAAATACTATCATACCACCTTTTTTCAAAGAGTTTATTGCTTGTTCTTTATTAACTTCTTTTTGAAAAAATTTAGGCTTTGCTTCTGCAATAGTTATTGTTAGTAAAACTGTGAATATTATTACTAACATTATTGATAATTTCTTAAACATGTGGCTCTCCGTGTTATTATTTTTATTATTATGTATACACTATACGACAAACAGGACCAAAGGTCAACCTTTTATTATAAGGTAGTCTTCCATTGTTGGACTTATTAATGATCTGGCTATTGTTTCAACTTCGTCTGGTTTACATTCTAGGGTATACTTCAAGCCTATCCGCACATCAACCTCTACATCAAATCCTAGAGATTTTAATTCTTTATTTTTATCTTCACTAGACTTAAGGTGTACACCTTCTTTTAGGCTAGTAATTATAACGTATGACTGTTTCATTTAACACCAATCCGGTTGTGTCTGTATTTGATCTGGTTTAGATAGATCCCATAGCATAGCATCCTCATCTTTCCTAAACCAAATTTCATGTTTAGTATAATCATAATCTAATTGTTTTAAATTATTATCTTTGCACCATTTCTTTAACCGCCATCTGGGTATCAGCTCAGTAGAGCGGCAGGACCAGCCAGTTCGTTGTTTGCGGAGCCACTCGCTAACTTCCGAAGATTGAGGAGGCTGGTCCTGCCATATTGTTCGAGCATCTGGGCCATATAACTTATCGCTTATAGCCCAGTCTCGAATTCTTTTAGTCATCTGTTAGCAAGTTTGCATAACGTTTAAAGAATTCCGGGAAGTTTGTCATTTTCTTACGATCAAAAATCACCTTATAATTTTTAAGAACAGTATGAGCACCCATGATAACCATTTCGGGTTCAAAGTTTTCCATACAAAAGCCTAACCAATTATCAGCGGCCTTATTAAAGTCCTCATTTTTGCCAGAACGTTTAGCATCTTGATACTTTGTTCTAAGTTCGTAACACAATGAAACAACCAATGCATATGTAGCCGATACTTCTTTAGAATCAAACTTGGTAACCTTACCACTAAGTACATCTGCTGGATCTGGAAGATCTGCGGCATGCTTACGGTGAGACATAAATTTAATTGCAATGCCTTCGCTTACAAGACCTGATACCATATCAGTATTAGCACTTTCTGACATATCGTCGTCAATCATATCTGATACAAAAGCCCAGGTACGAGGAGTAGCAAAAGCTCTGTCGTGCATTGTAGGATCAAAGTTAAAAAGATCACCTTTAAACTGTTTCAAGTAACCAACAACCTGAGGATGAATAGCATTATCAATTGCCCACATCTCCCAGTCATCAAAGTCAACTCTCAACTCAATATGCAAGAATCTATTTGCTAATGGACTAGGCATCCTATAAGTAACACCTTTATCACCAAGTCTATTACCTGCGGCAATAATTACAACATTATCTGGCAAGTGATAAGATCCAACTTTACGATTAAGCACCAATTGATAAGCCGCGGCTTGTACTGCTGGAGGAGCACTATTAAGCTCGTCTAAGAAAAGAAAAATAATTTCATATTCTTTAGCAGTTTCTGCATTAGGCAATTCTGCTGGAGGTGCCCATTTCATAGTATTATCGTTAGCGGAGTAATATGGAACACCTTTAATATCTGTAGGGTCCATAAGTGCCATTCTCATATCAATAACAAGACTGTTATCAAATTCATTTGCAACTTGATCAACCATATCCGATTTACCAGAACCTGGAGGTCCCCAAATAAACACAGGACGTTTCTTGTTAACTGCTTTACGGATAATTGGCTTACACTCGCTAATTTTTAGAGTGTTTGGCTCATTTACTTTAGTTTCTGCTTGTCCCATTATGTGGCTCCTTATATGGGTTAATTTTAATTATGTTACTACTATACACACCTTATGCAGAAAGGTCAACCTCTTTTTGCATATTTTCTGAAATATTTTCAATTACAACTACAGGGGTAACCATATCAACAAATGAACTAGCAAGAATTTCTTCTTTGTTCATTGCATAAGGAAGTTCAATAAACTTAACGTCAGTAAAACCATTACGGACCAAAGTTCGTGTACGCCTCTTGTCATTTGAGAAACGAAGTTTACCTCGACCCTTTTTACTGGTAGCAAAACCAACAAATTTAAATGTTTCACCTTTGGCAACTTCTTCAATTGCCGCTTCGAGAACTTCATTAGTAACGATATCTGACACTTTAATCTCCTTTAATTTAATAACCAATTACGCCATTCGCAACTGCATTATGTATATAATATAACACACAGGTCCTAAAAGGTCAACCTTTTTCTGGTTCTTTTTTTATTTTTTTTATTCTTCAATGATTACAATAACTTAGTCACGAAAAAACCCGTATACATTGTAGTATACGGGTTTAATAACTCGCCAAAACTTAGGAGATATAAAAAAAGCCCCTTTATAAAAGCGGACTTGTTACTACTCTTTTCCTTCTGTACCTGGAGTGCTACCTTGAGTTTCCTCAGGCATCATTGTTGCTTCAACTGCTGGTGCGTCAATGTTTGCATCCATTGGACCATCCATTCCTTCTTGCATTGGAGGCATGTCATCACCGGAGATACTATCGTACTCCATACCGTAATCCATTTCCCATGTGTACTCATTAGACCAATCTGGCTCATCTGAATACATCCATTCTTCAGCATCGCAATCATAACAATAGTCTGTAGCGGCATTTCCGAACATATCATGCTCGTCCCACTCCCATTGTGATGGTTCCATCCAAACTTGCATTGGGGCGTCCCAATAAGCATCTTCACCAAAACCGTCTGGCTTGGCGTGTGTTGGTGTGTCTGGGTGCATATAATCACCCTCACATGGTCCGTGGAAGTTCATTTCGTACTCTTCGATTTCATGTGGTATTTCTGACAACTTCATTGTTAGCTCATTTAACTTGTTGCTAATATCCCAAATCATGTCATATATTTCTATTCTTGGGTCAATCATTTTAATCTCCTAAAAATATTTAGTTACGGCTCTATACCGTAACACCTATATTTACTGTATACGGGAGAAGTTACCGAAGTTAGGACTAGAATTTTGCTAGGTCACGAACTGATTTAAGTACCTTAGAAAGCATAGTAAAACTATTACTAGCCTTTTCTAATAGTTCGTTGTTTGGTCTAGTAGACAAAGAAGACTGCATAAAAGCAATTTGACCCATTTGACTATAGTATGTCATACTAGGCCATTTACGTTTTTTAATATCCCATGCATCTATAAACAAACATTCTTCACCAATAGCTCGGAGAATTGGTTGTCTGGATCTACCTCTAGGAATAGAACGTGCTTCTAGTATTTTAATAGCAACAGATTCGCTACCTATGTCATTACGTTCGATTGTTCTTGCGATTGTGAAAACTAGGAAATGTTCAATTTCTGGATCTAGGTATATAGGAGTAACCGAAGTTGCTTCTGTAACCAATTCCCAACCGGCCTTAATATAGGGGTTCCAGTCTTTCATGTATGTATTTATTTAAAATTTACCTTGGCCTAACGTGCTTAAACTATTAAGCCATAGCATAATATCGTTGTTTACGAGCCGTACTTCTATGTTATCCGCTTCTCCAAATAGTCTCAAATACCCTGCACCTATATAGTAAGGCCAATCGCAATGATTTTGCAATCCTATTAAGTGTCCAGCATTTAAACGAAATCCAGTTGGTAATTGATGAGAGTAATGAGTCCAATCTTTCCGCATAAGACTCCAACCAAAGCTAGTAAGTCTTAGACCTTTCTCCTTACCTTCAGTATAGTTTTTAAACATACTATAAGGAGTAACTTCTGTGGTTTCCCACATACCTTGTCTCGGATTTTTGTCTATGTAATATTTAACTAGTTTATTTGCTAGATCCATGCTCAACAATCTTTCTGCCGTTTTTTAATTCAACAACAGAAAAATCGTTTGTTCTAAATAATTTGTTTAATCGATCTGACAAGTTAAATGCATGTCCTGGATTAGAAAAGGATACTTTCTTATATTTAGGTCCAGGATAAGATACAAGCGAGTTTAAAGTACGAAGATTAATAGGCTTGTCTTTGTGAAAGACAGCATATATTGCATCGGCACTAAGTACCTCTTCTGACTTATATGTTGTTTGATCTGTATGTGTTAATATTACTGTAGGTTTAGGTCTGCTCATAAATTTATTCCTTCAACTGTATTTATCATCAAAATACCGTTAAGTATACTTTTAACCTACCCATATACGGAACTTAACCATTCAGAATGATGTTGTGCTTGATCTACAGCCTTTTGCATATCGTGTTTACCACAGAACTTCATAAAATGTATACCAACACCTTGTTTCTTAGGCACTTGTACTGCTTCTCCAATAGTAGAATCTAGTTCTTTAATAATATCTTCAGGTTGTGCATGTAGATCTATAATGCTAACATTACGTTCATAATCATCTCTAACTAAATGTTCTACGCCTTCGTGATCAGTCCAACGTTGTAGCATTAGATTATTCCACATAAACCCTTTGTTATCTCTGTCTGCAAATGCCTCTTGTAGACCTACTTTATTCTTAGTACCTTTAGTACGAACACCAGGATATGCACTAAAAATATTATCAGACACATCGCCTCTCATACATTTTTCAAATAACATAAAGTCTGGATTAGGAGCCGCTTTTACTTCTTTTGTTTTCTTGTCCTTAACTGGTTTGCCTTTATCATCAAAGTAGCCATCAATAGTAGTCTTAATACCAGTTATACCATTGTACAAATCAACATTAGAAGCAATCAATTGTTCAAAGTCTTTGTCACTAGATACAATTACATGTCTATCGTTAGGGTGTAAATCAATCCAACGTGCAATTAAATCATCTGCTTCAACACCAGGATTCTGTAGTACTGTTACATTAGTACGTTTAGTTAGGTACTCTTTAAATACGTCAAAACTTTCCCAAAAGATCTTTTCTTCTTCTTGCTCTTTAACTGTAAGTTTTGCACGAGCATCTGATCTTTGTGCCTTATAAGGAGGATATACATTCTTACGCCAACTACGTCCTTCAAAGCAACATACAACATGAGTAGCTTTTTGCTCACGCCATTGCTTTAAGATACTAGCAAATATAATGTGATAACTCATTGCAACACGTTCTTCTGATGTACCATGGCGTATTACATGCCTAGCACGGAAAAACAAGTTAGCGGCGTCAACTAATAGAAATGACATAAACTTCTCCTAAAGTTTTATTGTTTTTATAATATAGCACACTATTTTTTATTTGTCAACCAAAAATATGGAATTACTTTACCTTCATGATCTAAACAACTATTCATTGCTTTTAACCAAAGTTTATCATATGCAGACAATTCATATGTTTTCTTTTTCTTGGACATTAAATTGGATGCTTCTTTGACGGGGTAGTAGGTCCGCCTACTGCATTTTGATCTATGTATTCTTTAAGATTATCTTGATCAAAACAATAGACTTTAGCAGGGCCACCAAGATAGTCTAATGCTAACTGCTTTACTTTTTTATGATTTACCATTGCTTCTTGCTGGCATTGTTCTAAACTATTAAATGTAGGACTTGTCAATATATAATGTTCTGCCGAACCATCTGGATACAGATTTATTGCAACTAATACTAATAACCACTTCATTCTTGGTTTAACGTTTTCTCGTTAGTTCGGACTCTATTACCATCAGCAATAGCACTTTGTTGTGCTTGTCCATCTAAACTAACGTTTGTACATAAATCTGTAAACCATTGATCAACTACTGCTTCAGGTGTAGGCCCATAGTAATTTGCTTTAATTAAATGCTTAACAAATGCAGGATTCCATTCTAATTCAAAGTATCCTTCTTTTGGATTATCCTTATTAACATCACAAGTAATAACATTAACCCAAGGTTCTTTGCTATTTTGCATTTTCTCAGCCATTGTTGGATCATGCTTTACTTCTTTACTGAGTTTCTTTTTAAGCCAATCAAGCATCATTTTGTTCCTCTCGTACTACAATTTGTGCTATAATGTCGTTTCGTTCTTCATCAGAGTAATTTCTCCAATTTATACGTTCTTCATCAGTACGATAACAGCCAATACAATATTGACCTTCTGGACCGTACCCTGCTACACATATACCTTCACATGGATTAGTTTCAATAAAATGTCTCGACATTAACACTCCTAAGTAAGAAACGCCAAACCCCATTGGGGTTTAGCTATTCCTAATTAATGGACGGATGCTCCGTCCTCATATAAATTTATGCCCATTACACGGAGTAAGTTTTCCATTTCTTGTGGCACGTCTGATTCTTGTTTGCCTTGCGGAATAAAAATTCCTTTTACACGACCGTCCTCTCCAAATATAAGAGCCCAGTCATTGTCTTCCATTAGTTCGTCTAGTTTACCTTTAACTTGCATTTCTTTATCTCCTTGAATTATCAGAAAATTTAGTGTTTGCAAGGTTCTCCAGTTTCGACTGGACCAACAGTTCCGTCATTGCCGACTTGTTTAAAGTAAAAGTTGTCACCAATAGCCAAATCCTGAAGTGGGTCAGGGCTAATAGCATATGCTCCTGACGGACTAGGATTCTTTACAACCTTTTGACATCCAACCCAAACATATTCTGCTTTGCCGTTTTTATTGGCCGCTATGTGACCAGGTGAACATGCACCTAGTACTGCTAATGTAGAAAAAAGCACTGGAATAACCTTAATTGTATTCATAGTTAGAAATCCTTTTCTATTTTGTGTAAAACTGCCTTCTGTAAGCAACGTTATTTATGTTCCTATAGCATTTCCAAACAAATAAACATGCACTCTTGCCGCCACATTATATCCTCGTTTGAATGCTCTTTCTGCAATAGCACCTGCCGTTGCAGTTTGTTCTTCTTCTCTTGCACCAACAGGCATAACCCAAACTGGCCATTTTACTCCTGCTTTTCTAAATTGTGCAATTACACTTTCCATTTCTTGCCAATGTTCCTCCTTATCACCTACTACAAACTTTAATTGACCTGCTTTAGATAAATTATAATACTCTGCTACATTGTCTGGCTTAATAGCCTTCTCAGGCTTCTCACCTGCTACTGTCCATAGTTTTGGACTGACACTAAAAAATATTTCAGTATCAATTGACTCTACCCAATTCTTAAAATCGTCACTTAGTTTCTGTGTACCATTAGTTTCAAATGTCATACTACCTGGTAAGTTACTTTGTCTATGCAGTTCATTGTATATTCCAATAACTGCACGTTGTCCAGTAATCATAAGTGGTTCACCACCTGTAATACATAAATGTTGTCTATATTGAGAAACTGGATGTAGGAATCGTCCTTCTGGATTACTATCTGTTCTAATAATATCAATAATTTTATTTGCTAATACATCAGGCTCTTCATGTCCCATTAGGCTTTTAAACTTCTTTGCCCAAGTATAACTACTGTCGCAACCTTTGTCCCATACAGGTAAGTCTTCAACTCTGTCTACACTAGATACATCAAAGTCCTCAAAAGGCAACTCATATGTGCTAGGGTTTGTAGGATCTATCTGACCAAATCCATTGCATTGTAAGTTACATAAAAAGAAACGTATCCAAGCAGTAGGAACACCAGTATAATGTCCTTCACCTTGTATACTGTGAAATATCTCACTATAATAGTATTTCATATGCTCTCCTCATTATAACGTATTATACTAGATTTAAACTGTAAAGTCAACCTAAATCTTAACTACAAAGTCTGGGTACTTTGCAATACTTTTATCAAGTAAGGTTTCTAATTTTGTTAAGTCTACCCAACCTTTGATTACTGCCAATACTTTACGGTTTGATCCATCAAAATCTGCACCATGCAAGTAATCTTCATTATTCCATGCAAATGTATTGGTACCTTCTGGTAGTACAACATAATGCTTTTGATCTGCTGGTACTTCGGTATTAGGTTTATGCTCTTTAGCAGAAGTAAGCCAGAATGTAGGTTTTGGATTATCATCTTGTAACATAATACGAATTTCTGTAGGAAAGAACATTTTACCATCTAAACTGTCTGGCATGTTACCATCATAGTGTGCTGGTATTTGTTTATGTGCAGACCAAAGCCTAATACTTCTTATTCTAACAAATGGCAGTTCGTCAAACATTCTTTGTACCATAATAGGACTTATTTTTCTAGCCTCTTCGGTAATTTTAGTACCCCAAGATCCATGTTCGTACAGTTCCATGTCCTCATGTAGTGCTAACCCATGCCATTGTGTATGTGATAGTTCTGGGCTAGTTAAATTACTAGATCCTCTATCAATATGATTTCTCCAAACAACATGATTCTCATTTGTCCATAGATCCCAAAAAGCAGTTTCGTTATCAAACACAAATGGTTCTAAGTCAAGAGGCAAAGAAACAACACCTTTGTATTTTTCAATAAGGTGAGGACATTTACTTAAATCTATTAAATCTCTTAACTCGTTATAGTTAATAGCCAATCATTTCTCCATTAAACTCTTTTTATCTTTTGTGTCTTTAAATTCTTCTGCCTCAGGCAAAGGATCTTTTTGATCTGTAATGTTAGGCCATTGTTCTGACATCTCATGGTTAATCTTAATCCAATCTTTGTCAGGATAATCCTTCATTTGATAATCGTCAATAATTGCATCAACCGGACATTCCGGAATACACACTCCGCAATCAATACATTCATCAGGGTTGATTACTAACATATTTGGACCTTCGTAGAAACAATCTACAGGGCATACTTCTACACAATCTGTATACTTGCATTTAACACATGCGTCAACAACGTAATGTGGCACTTATTTTGTCTCCCATGGAAAGACAATCCAATGGTCTTTCTCTGCTTTATTAATTTCAATTGAAGTATAGTTAATATTGATATCACTACTCAAATTGTTTACTATCGAAGCAAACCTTACATTACCATCATTACCAAATATAACATTCCAACAATCATGTTCTTGAGGCATACAGCCAGCTCTCCAGTCAGCTTTAATCCATTCAAATGTTGCACCAGTATCATTGATATCATCTACAATAAGAATCTTCTTTCTTCTACTAGGATCCCACCTTGACTTGAAGATAGGTTGTTCTGATTCAGGTATATAACCAAATGCATCCTCTGCCATCCAACTGTTGCTTTCATTAGTAGATGTACCGTCTCGTAATCTAACATCTAAAGTATGCATAAGCAATTCGTATTGATGACTCATTATAAGAGCAGGATATAACCCACCTCTTGTAATGCCAACTATATAGTCTGGTCTCCATTGGTCTTTATACATTTGACTTACAATATCCTGTATTGCATTATCAACTTGTACTTGGTCTAGAAACATCTTCTGCATATGTTTATTCCTCTTCGTTGTTAGTAGGTCCTGATAGTAGTTTTTCCATTGCTTTGTACTCTTGGTATAATTGTTTTAGTCCTTCAAACTTTTCATTTAATTCTAAGTTGGGTTCTAGAATAGCAAGACGTTTATTAATAGCATCTAACGATTTGTTAATCTTGTTAATAGCTTCGCTACTTTCGTTATATACAGGAGCAAATGCATGACTATTATTCCAGCCAATGTCTTCCGTTGTTGTGAGCACAGGTACTGTACCAATTGTTTCATTGGAACCTGTATCGTCAAATGTTACAGTAGATGACACCTCAAGTTTACGTTTAGACATATCCTGTTCTCCAAATTTTCTAGAATATACTGTTTTTCCTTTATCAGGACTTTCAAATATTTTAGTCATTAGTTCTTGGGTTTATTAAAGATATTCATAAATTCAGTTCTAACAGCTGGGTCGGATTTAAATACACCGCCTAGTTTACTAGTAACAGTAGAACTGCCAGTATCCTCAACACCACGAGACTTAACACAATAATGTTGTGCATCAATAACTACCGCAACACTTTCAGTTTCTAAGATAGCTTGTAAAGCATGAAATACTTGTTCTGTTAAACGTTCTTGAATCTGAGGACGTTTAGCAAAGTATTCTACAATACGATTAATTTTAGATAACCCTAATACTTTTTGATTAGGAATATAACCTACTGTAGCAAGTCCATCAATAATAACAAAATGATGTTCACAGTTACTTTGAACATTAATATTACGTTCTACAACCATTTCATCATATTTCATTTTATTGTCTACGGCTGTACATTTAGGAAATGCTTCGTAGTCTAAACCCCAAAAGATTTCGTTTACATACATCTTAGCAACTCGCTTAGGTGTATCCATTAAACTATCATCTGTTAGATCTAGTCCTAATGCTTCCATAATTTTAATGAAGTGTTTTTCAATTATTTCAATCTTGTCTGTACGACTTAGATTGTTATCTATACTCGGAGTTTCAACTCCTTGCTTAACTAGATATTCGTGGATTGATTGTCCCAGAGCGGGATCGGTTTTAGTTTTATTATAAGACATTTTATTTTCCTTCCTTACACGGATTAATTTTAATTTGTTTTAGGCTACCTTTGTGTAGCTTAGTATTATTTATCAACAACATAATTTATTATACACTCTTTCTACGAATTAATCAAGACTTCTGATGGCCATTTTTCAATAAATTCTAACATATCTTCTCGTTTGTTAAAAGAAACATATGTAGTCATTGACATATTATTAAATGTATCTGTACTCTTTCTTAGGTTGTGTACTCTTCGCCAATCAATTTCTTGACCTTTATAATTACGGGCTTTCCATCTTTTGCCACAATGTGCATTTAACCATTTCTTAACTTTAGATAATTCTACAATACTTTTATCCAATTTAATTTCATTCATGATGTATAAATTTCATGATTTATTAAATCAGTCCAGCCTCCTACAAGTTTTCCATCAATAAAAATTTGAGGTACTGTTCTAGCACCTGGTACTCTTTCAAGTAACATCTGTTTAGTAAATCCATTTGGATATGTACTATCTGCATGACCAATTTTATGTTCTACAAAAGTTAACTCTTTTTGTTTAAAGAACTCCTTAGCCATATCACAATAAGGACATAAATCCTTGCTATAAATTTCAATCTTATGCCTAGTATTATACATTATGCTTTTTCTAACCTTTCTGTCATCTTGCCTATAAAGCAAGTTCCTTCTGTTGCATTATATTCTTTAATTATAGTTGGAAGGTGTTTCTTACAGTCTTCAATTTTAGTTATCCCGTATATCTGTTCTGGATCAATACTCATATTAAATCCGCCACCTAAACTTAAATATACTACTAAAATTATTTCACCCATTATCACACACCCTTTTTCTTAAATCAGTTGAACTAAATCTATGATCTCTTTTATTAAAATGTAACTCGATATCTCGTTTACGACATACGTCTTTGCCTGTAAAATCCTTATCTCTGTATTCGTCTCCTAAGAATCTGACATCTATCTGAAACAACTCTAGTATATCCACTACATCTACTTCCGTTTGATACGGAACAATTTCATCGACAAACTTTAATGCATTTAGTTGGGCATAACGTTCTACCATTGTTTGTATAGGTTTATTCTTTGTATCAGGACGGTCAATAGTAGGATCGCTTTGTAAACCTACGATTAGATAATCACAATTTGCTTTTGCCTCTCTTAGCATACCAATATGTCCTGCATGTAATAAATCAAATGTGCTAAATGTAATACCTGTTTTCATTAGTGAATCGTAAGAGTGCCTAAACGTTTAGCCATCTTCTCCCTGCATTCTGGAACTGTTTCTACTAGTTCTTTAAAGAGCCTAGTAACCTCTTCGTCTGTTAATACTAAAGTATAAAGTTCAATTGCGGCCTCAATCATTGTGCCTGCAACCATTAGTAGATGTCCATCAGACTCTGGACCAATTCTCTGAGTGAACAGATCCCATAACTCTTGTTGAAATTCTTGCATTTCTTCTTCAGTTGGCATACTAGACATTAATGAGATCTCCTTCCATCAAAAACACAAATAAAATCCATACCATGCGGACCAGAGAATACTTTATGAAAAACTCCATCTTCAATTAATACAATATTACCTTCTTCAACATAAATTGTTTTATCATCAAGTTGCATTTTTCCAGATCCTTTTGTAAATATGTAAACTTCTTCTTGTCCTACATGGTTATGTCCGGTTGTGTTTTTATGAGGATGAAGTGTAGTAGAGCTTAGTACTAAGTTGTTTAGATGTGTGTTATCTTTAACAATATAACGTTCATCTTCCTTAGCAACAATACCACCAATATCATTAATTGTTAACATGTTAATTTCCACTATATATAATAGTAAATTCTTTGCTTGTGTGATCTTTCCATTTTTCATGGATCTCATTCTCGAAGAAAAAGTTTTCTACAAATTTACCAGCCATCTTTAAATGTAGAAACTTATGATTAGCTTCCTCTTCACCTAATTTCCGTCCACGTTTTGTTTTAATACATGTCATGTTAATTACCTTTCTATGCATAATCCTTAAACCTCTGAGAGTTGTACCAAGCCCATGATGTTCTAATAATATTATCTAGAGACGAATTGTCTGCTTTCCAACCAGCAGTACTTTCTATTTTCTTAGAACTAGCCACTAACCTCCCAGGGTCTCCAGGTCTCCTAGGACCTTTGTGAACTAATAGTTTTTTGTTAGTATGTCTTTCAATAGTGCTAATAATTTCTTTAATAGAGTAACCTTTACCAGTACCTAAATTAAAGTAATCAAACTGTCCAGGTTTAAAAGTTTTACCAAGTTCATATGCAACTCTATGAGCTTTAGCAATATCTTCTACATGTAGATAGTCTCTAACACAAGTTCCGTCTGGTGTGTCATAGTCAATACCATTTAATGTAAACACCTCTTTATTAATTAAAGCATTCATAACTTTTGCAATTAAATGAGTAGCAGATTTTACTTGTCCATGTCTAACTTCTTTATCCGCTCCGCAAGCATTAAAGTAACGTAATGCTATTGCATTAAATCCATATGCTTTTGCACAATCCTCAATAACTTTCTCAGCCATTAATTTACTCATACCGTATGGACTAGGAGGAATGGTTTCAAATGTTTCTCTGATACTTTGATTCTGTTTAGGGTCTGTATCTGAATAAACAGCCGCTGAGCTTGAAAATACAAATGTTCCTTTGAAACCAATAGTGTTTAATGCTGAAAGAAGCTTAGATGTTCCTCCTACGTTATTAATGTAATACTTAGAAGGATCAAGTACACTAGGACCAACTAAACTTTCTCCAGCAACATGAATAAATGCAACAGGTTTAAGCTGTCTTAGTTGATGTAAAAACATTCCATTTACATAATCACCTGGTATAAAAGAATCTATATGTTCTTGCAACCAGGAACCAGTTGATTGGTTTCTATCAATACCAAGTATTTTATATCCTAATCTTTTAAATTCTAAAACTGTCTGACCACCAATGTAACCATTGCATCCAGTAATAGCAATCCATTCATCTCTTTCTTGTTGCATTTATACTACCTCTTAGTATTTAGATGTTGCTACATGGTCTCTGTATCTATTACCAGACCTAGACCATTCATTATGTTTATAACTTCCTTGCATAATATCAATCATACGATCAATAGTACTATCAGTCCAGTCACTTATCTTTCCCATGTTAGGACTAGGAGAATCTAATCCTTTCATAATTTTACTAATTGCATCTTCTTGACTCCATGGAATATACAAACGAGTAAAGTCATTAGAAAAAGTTTCAGGAAAACTTCTGTAAGCAGGATAAACTACATTACAACCTAATGTGTCTGCTTCACTTACAGTATTGCTTACCCAGTCTTGCAATGCACAATTAAACAAAACTTTACTATCATTTAGCAAATGATAATAATCATTTTTTTGCAAGTCAGTATATATTTTAAGAAGTCCTCTTTCTTCTAAATCTTTTGCACGTTCAATATACTTAGGATTATTAGAACGCAAAGGTCCTCCACTTAGTACTGCAAATTCTACAGGATGTCCTGAGTCTTTTACCTTTTCAATGATATCCATAAAGAAATCAGGTTGCTTTTCTTGATCAAACCTTGCCGCAAATACAACTCTGTCTTGTCTAGTTTCCCAGTCTTGTACGTTACCACCAATGCGACCAAGTACTTCTTGTTTACCAAAACTTAAACCAGAAATGTTATAGATTGGAGCAGTCCAGTTTGCAATCCTCATATGTGCAACCATTTCTTCATTTGTTGCTAGAATATGAACATTAGGAATTTCGTTACACATCTGTTCATACAAACTCATCCATTTACTCATACCCCATACATGAACAAAATCATCTGGGTCAATTGCCTGAGCTAAACAACGTAGAAAAATCTTAGGTCGTTGCTCTTTTGGTATCTGACACATGATATAAGGTAATGATTCCATACCAGGCTGAAACATGTCTTCAAAGAAGATAACATCATCACCAGTGCATTCTCCACTTCTCATCATCTGTACTAGATTCATAAGTTGACTCATACCAAAGTACGAACGTCCATGTGCATCAAGTACTTGTCCAACACTAATTGCTTTTGTATTGTCAATGGTAGTTCCAGGAACAATTACATAATCAATGTTTCTCTTTTGGAAAGCCGCTACACTCCATTGTTGTAACTGAAGTGTATACCTGCCTTCATAGGGCTCTAATCCCATATAGAATAGCTTTCTCATCATACCCACTCAACTTCAATTTGCCAAGGAGCATCACTTCTATAGTCCCAACGTTCTGCTTCACTATAAGCATTCTTATAAATGCCTACATGAATCTTAAGAACTTTAGCAGTACGATCCGGAGTACCTTGTACATGGAAAGTATATGTAAAGCTACGGTTACCAGTATCTTCATGACGCCTCATAATAGGCTCATCAATAGTATACTTGTAAATTTGCTCTGCCTTCTTAAGATCGTCTAAGTAGGAAGTATAGAGCTTTAGGGGAAGTTCCCCTAAATCTGGAGTTAGATACCCATCATATAGCTCGGATATCTTTAACAGATCATATTTAATATGAGCTAGGTTAAGGGACTTATTGCGCCTGTGTCCATTAAAACGGACATGCGGACGAACATTAATCGAATTGTCGGAAACAACCATTTTCATTATCCTCTGATACATCAATCCAAACACTACGATTTGGATATTTTTCGTTGATTTGTTTATATAGGTCTTCTGCAATCATCTCGCAACTCTTATAGTCAAGTTCAAGAATACTGCCTTTATATAGATTTAAACACCATCGTTTAAACTGTATAAACTCTACATCTCTGTCATCATGGAAGACTTCCATGTGTACTTTAAAGTGAAAGATGTGTCGATGCGGGCTTGCTAAAAAGCTCACATCATATTCGTCGCCGGTAGCAAGTTTAGGATCAGTTGCCGCGGCAGGGTAACAATGCATACCTTCTAATTGGAAGGTGATCCAGATCATGTCTTTTGACATATTTCTGTCCTTTAGGTTAGGGGTTAATATTATTCAATGTAGTTTTCAGCTTTTAGATACAACCAAATTTTCCAATCTATTGCACTTAAATATTTGTTTGTAACTTCCATCTGCTCTTCAATTGCCGCTAAACGTTTTTCAATACTACTAGATTCTAGTACTTCTTCTTGTTCAGCAACATCTTTAATTTCCTCAGTTTGTACAGTTTCCTGTTCATCTTCTTCAGAAATTAAATTCTCATCAGTCATTATCGACTTAGGCTTTGGCTTTCGAGGAATTGGTGTACGAGCTTGATTAAAAGCATGTCCTCGATTTTCTGTATCGTCTGTCATGACAACTCCTTATATAGGTTTATCGTTTTTATATTCACACCAGGATGTAAAATTCTTTCGGTTCATTAAACTGTTCAAACTATGACACCATATTCCTGGATTAGTATCATCAAAATCTGTATCGTCTATCTTAACTGTTGTATTATAGTTAAGGCTTTCTACATTCGGAAGTTTTACCGAAATCATTGGAATGAACCTATTATAGTTATTTAATTCTGTTCCTTGAAAACAAGTTAAACATTTAATGTCTATATCTAGTGTACAATAAATCTTAGTACTTGTCAAGACATTTTTAATCATAGTTTCCCATTCTTTCCAAATATTAATTGAATCCAATGTTATAGCAGTAGGATTAGGAAAACTTTGATTTGCTCCAAAGTAAATGGCTTCGCAATTCTTTTCTTCTGCCATCTTTATAATATCTTCTGAAGGATGTACTCCAACTACAAATAATGTCATTAATCCAAATGCAGGAGACCTTTCGATCTCTATACCAGTAAAAAACTCAACATCATCTTTTACTCCTACTTGATAGTCTCTTTTCATTATTCAACTCCTATGACTAGTTTTTCAAGTTCTGCATCATTAGGATCATCAAACGCACCTGCCTCTGCAATAACTTCAGTTGTTTCTCCATCGTCTGTATCAAATAAATCGTTAACTGAATCAGCACCAGTTTTACGAGTCTTACGTCCAGAAAACTCAGTCATTAATGGTATACATTGATCAAGTAGTTTATACGGTTCTTCACTTTTAAATACCATATCAACTAGTTCCATCATGTATAATACATTACGAGGAACCCAAAGATCAACTTGACCTTCTTGAGTTTTTTGTCTAGTCTTTCTCCATTGTCTAGGATCAGGATGTGTTTGTTGCCAAGCAATGTCTGCTAATACATTAGCTCTTTGAACAGATTGTATATGCTGATCCACGTTATGTGCCATAATCAAACTATAAGAAAAGGTATCCCAGCTTGTTTTAGCAACTTTCCCATTTTTGTTAGCCTGCCCTGGTTTATAGTAGCAGACATCTCCCATTGTAATTCGGTCACCAACTGCTGACGACCAAGGCCACGGAATAGTACTTCCGCTAAAGTCTCTATTATCAACAGCCTTTTCCATTACATAAGTCATACGTTCGTTTGTGTGTACATGTTGAGTGTAAGATAAGCCGTATGCCGTGCTAACGAATGGAGATGCACAGTCGTATGTTAAGAGTAAGTTCGGATTGACAGTTGCCTTTAAGGCTCTTTGTACCGCCGTTAAAAAGATTGCCCATTCCAATCGACTTGTTCCAAGTACATGAATAACATCTTTACCTGGTTCAAGCATTCCTTCGTCACGCATCTGAATTAATCTACGAAGCAATAGGTGGGCATCTTGCATATTATTACCACCCATCGCCCAACCTTCAAACGGGAAGTGTTTTACATTTTCATACCAAATATCTGCTTCTTCATTTGTACTACCTTGTAATACATTTAGAAACTTTGTTTGGTTCTTTCTATTAGCCATAAACCATGCATTGTTATACAACGTACCGTCTAGGCATTGTTGAAAACTCTTTAGTCCAGTACGTTCATTCAAAGGAGGCCTAGCCGCCCAAGTCGGAATATCAAGTACCATAGAGTAATCAGCAGTATGCTCAAGCCAATTTAAAATTTGCCCTCGAGTTTTATCTGCACTTCCTTTGTAACCTTCATCACCTGGACGTTCCATAAAGTTTTCCCAGTCAAATTTAATTACACCTTTTGCAATCTGAAAACCACCAGAGTCACCTAAGATAAAAGTATCTTTGCGATCTCTCTTTTGGATCATACTTTCCATAGTATCAGTTTTACTTAGATCTAACTGAGCATGTCCAGCAGAGTAAAGTGCATAAGGATAATAGAAGTATGCGTCTTTTTTATTTAAGAAATTTAATCCTTCAATACCAGTTTCAAAACCAGCTGGAACACGTTCTGGTGGAACACTCTTGCCCGGCTCGTTTTGTTCTTTACTTACTATTGTAGAATAGAATGTAGAAATACTAGGTAAGAAGACTGCATAGTCTTTATTAGTAGTCCACAGATCAGTTTTATTTGTTGTCATGCTTGTGCCTCTTTTCTGTCAATTATCCTTGAGCCATAATTAGATATTCATAAGCAATAACACCGCTGTCAAATTCTACTTTAGCAACCTTCTCCGAAATACTTAGAATAGGCGTACCCTGGCTTGCTGTTTTTAATGCTAAAATTAATGCATTAATAGGCAACGTAACAGGTTGTTTAAGTTCCTGTGTTGTATCTGCTACAACAAACTTACCAATATGTCCGCCACCTGCTTGTCCACCTAATGTAAAAATAAGTTTTCCATCAGCAGTAGTAGCAATTAGATTAGGATCAATATTAGTATAAAGTCCTGCTCTTGTTGCAAGTTCAGAAATCTTATTAGCCGCTGGTTGCAATGTAACTTGCCACTCTGTACCTTTAAAACTCCTAGGCTTAGTTTTCATTAAGTTAGTTGGAGTTAAACGATAATGATCGTTGTTTCCGCCTTTATCAGTAAAAACAAATCTATCAGTTTCATCCTTGCTATTTGTGCCAGTTGCTACATTAGAGTCTTCACTCTTATATAAATTAGACAAACCAACAAAGAAAGGTAAGTTAAGCATACCACACTTATCAGGTAGTTCATCATATTCTTTAGGTGCTTCTGCTAGTACGGTAATTGTACTATCTTCTGGATAAGCAGTAAACTTTGTTTTACCTGCATCTTTCTCTACCAGAATTTCTTCAAACGTACCAAGCGAAGCAATATTCTTCGAAACGTCTAGTGTAATGTCTTTAAGCATAATTCATAATCTCCATTGTTTTTACAGTATACATATAATTTAGGCAAATGTCAACGACTTTGTTATCCAAAAAGGTCATCAACAAATCCTCTGTCTTTTGTTTGGGATAAATCCCATTTAAGCACACCAAGCAAGTTATCTATTTTACTGTCAATAATAGTTTCTTCCATAGCGTCGTGGTCGAATGGTAATTCTTTAAACCAATCAGGAATGTTTAGCTCATCAATTGGATAACCAATTGAATTAATTTGCATAGGATTGTTTTTTAATTTACAAACAATAGTTTTTTGTCCATCAGTAAGATCCATGCTACGTTGGTCACCAAATGCCTTCTTAAGTCTATTCCAATTTATTGCCGCCAATGCATGTCCAATACGACATTTACCAGTCTTATCATAAACGGCTGTATGTTTAGTTAAGTTATTAACTCTCTTAGGTGTACCCTTTTCCCAACCAGGTCGAGACTTAAATTCTTCTCTAAATGCTTTTACACGTTGCATAACAATCTCAGGATCAGTACCTTCCAATGTCATTCCTAATATTTCTTCTAGAAACCTTTGCATAAACTCTGGAGTATCTGCACGTTTCATATCTAAGCCCATTGCTTTAAGTTTTCCAGGAGATCCATTTGTATCTTTCCTAGAACCTTCTTCGTCATATATCATAACTGCATAACGTTTCTTTGTCATATAAATTCCACGAGACGCAACAACTTCTCTACCAGCTTTAATAACTTCACCTAGTACTTGAGGACAATTAAATGCCTCGTTCATAAACCCTGGAAACGTATCGTTAACTTGTTCTGCTACTGTATCATAAATTTCAATAACTTTATCTTTAGTCCATTCTACTTTGCCAGATTCAATTTCATCTTTGAATAATGGATAAGCACTAAAGTAAACAGAATCTGTATCTCCATAAATTACTGCATCACCTACATGATCTTTTTTACCAGTAAACGATTCGTTTACTGCGCCTGCCATATGTCTAGCAATACAACGTCCGGTAAGAGTTGTGCTTTGCCCTAATCGCATATCAAAAAATCTACTACCTGCATTAAGTAAAGCACCATATGCACTATTCAAATTAATCTTTTTAACTAATTGCCTTTTATCCCAAAAGTCTTTATCTTCTTTTGTTTCTGCTTTTCTTAGTTCTGCTTGTAACTCTTTACGTTCTGCATACCAACGTTCTAGTAGTCCAGGAATAATACCTTTTTGTGCATACGAAAATATAGTACCATTGCTAGACATCATTAAGGACTGTCCACTAAAAAATACTAAGTCATATATTTCTGCGGCAGACATTTCTTCTGATTGATTATTTTCCCAATCAACTGTTAAGGTAATGCCTTTGTCACGATTCATTACATGTTCGTATTCAGGGCAAGCAAACTTTCCTTCCCATGCTTCAGCAACACCTTTACCAGAAGATAAGAAACTTTCAATCATGTCTTCAGTTTCTGTTTGACGTAATTGCCCAACAATAGTTTCTGGACTCATATTTAATGCACGGATAATACTAGGATACAAACTGTTTAAGTCCATACTACCTATCCATTCGTGCATGCCTTTCTTAGGTACTGCAACATAAGCACCAGCGGCGGCATTTGCTACTTCTTTATTACGCCTCGGCCTATCAGGAACAATCATTCCTCTACTATGTGCTTCATTAACTAGTGCTTGGTCTGTAACTGCAACGGCTCCCATTGTAGCTCTAAGTGTAACAGTATTAGAGTGAGCGATAAGATTTGTTAAGTCAATAAACTGTAGTTTGTCATCTAGTTTCTTTAACAGTACAACGTCTTGTCTATTATATGCAATAAACTTTTCAAAGTCATTGTTGTATAACTGGTCTAAAGATCCTTCATATGGAATTTTCTTTTCGCCAATTTCAAATTCGCCAATAGCATCAAGTCTATAAGTATGTTGTTCGTGATAGTTATATTTTCTATATAACTCTAAATAATCTAAATGTACACGGCCAATTGTATCAAAAGTTTCTTGAGTCTTTCCATAACGTTCAAATTCTCGTTTAGTAGGAAACCTATCCCATAGACAAAACCGTCTAGTTTGATCTTTGCCTAATACTCTAGTAACACGATTAACCATGTAAGGAATATCATAACCTTCTGAATTCCAACCACTTAGTACATCTGCATCTTCAATGATATCTAAAAAGTATTCAAGTAATAAATCTTCTGTTTCGCATAGTATTGTGTCATCAAATTTTGATACAATACTTTCTGCATGTTCTTTAGACATTTTTTTAGGAGCAACAACAAATGTAATTGTTCTATCTAACCAACCCAGGTGTACTGTTACGGCAGTAACTGGATTAAAAGGATCACTAGGATCAGAGAATCCTTTTTCTCTATCGTAATCAACTTCAATATCAAAGAATGCAACTTGTAACTTGGGAGATTCTTGACCGTTGTAGTTTTCTTCTAAGCAACGTTGTAGAGGCCTATAATCACTTTCCCATGTTCTTCCATGTCCATGAATACGTTTCTCTTTATCAAATGCTTTTGCATTGCCAACCATAATACGACTAAGTTTGTTTCCAGCAATGTCTACAAACTTGCCTTTAGCATCTGCATAGTACATTACATAACGACAAGGATAAACTTTCATTACCCGCTTGCCATTAACACGTTCTACTACATTAACTATTTCTTTTTGTCGATCCTGCCAAGCATCTACGAACAAATTATGTACTCCACATTGTTTTATTTTTAATTGCATCTTGTGCGACTTGGAGATAATCCTTATCCGCATCATTCATTATAGACCAAAACTTGGATATAGATAGTGTCAAGTTATACACTTCCTCTTCGTGGTCTATATGATAGTTAGTTTCCATCCAATGCTGGAGTGCATCCATCCTAGCATCAATTTTTTCGTTTAGACTCATTTATTAGCCTCCATAGACTGTATTATGTGTATTCAAGCAACGTACGAAAACTGCACACTTTGGCATATCTTTAATTCTGTTTGCTCCAATGTATGTACATGTGCTTCTAACTCCGCCTAATATTTCTGTTACGGTATTATCAACAGAACCTTTATGAGGAACAGTAACTACTTTACCTTCTGCTCCTCTGTAACCAGATTTACGAGAACCATAAATTGACATAGCTTCGTCTGAGCTCATACCATAAAACTTTACCATGCCATCGATTATCTCTCCTTCAGATTCATCATGGCCTGCTAACATACCACCAAGCATGGTAAAATGAGCACCTGCTCCAAATGCTTTGGAAACATCACCAGGGTATACACAACCGCCATCTGCAATAATATGACCACCGATACCGTTTGCCGCATCTGCACATTCGATAATACCTGATAGCTGAGGAATTCCAACACCTGTCATTAGTCGTGTAGTACATACTGATCCTGGACCAATACCACACTTAATAATGTCGGCACCTTTGATAATTAACTCCTCAACCATTTCTGCAGTAATAACATTGCCTGCAATAATAGTTTTATCTGGATATCTGTCACGAAGACGTGAAATAAAGTCTCCAAAGTTTTCGTGATAAGCATTTGCTACATCAACTGTAATAAATTTAATATCCGGGTATGCTCCTAATACTGCATTCATTGTTGCAAAGTCTTCCGCTTCTGGATCCCAGATTGCGGCTGTTCCTGTGCATACACTTAGGTACTTCATCTTAACACCGTCACCGATGGCTTGATTCCATTCATCAAGTGTATAATGTTTTCGCATTATAGTCAACATCTTATGTTCTTGCAACTTTTTAGCCATTGTAAAAGTTCCAACACCATCCATATTGCTTGCTACAATAGGAACTCCTGTCCATTCATTTCCAGAATTATGGAATTTAAAAGTACGGAGCAGGTCAACATCTCGTCTAGATTCTAGTTTACTTCTCTTAGGTTTAAAGAGAACATCTTTAAAATCTAGTTTAATTTCATCTTCAATTCGCATTAGCTTTCCTCTTTTCTACAATATTAATTATGTAAGTCTTAAGGAACTTTATTACCAGTTACGTCAAGGATTTCTTCAACAGCCTCAAGATCAGTTTGATCTCTTTCAAAGTCACCTTTGAATGCTTTAGTGATTGCTTTATTTAGAACTGCTGGTTTAATTTCAAGTTCTTCTGCAATCGCGGAAACTGTATCTTTGAGTCCACCATTTAGGTCCTCAACTTCACGTTTAATTTGTACGCCGTCATTAATTACGGACTTTAGTTTAGCAATTTGCTCTGGGGTAAACATTTGATCTCCTTATAGGTTTGTATTTACAAGTGTTACTATACTACACTTTAGATCAAAGGTCAAGTATTATTTTTGGTCATTTAACCGAAATATATCCTGTTCGGAACAGTTAGAACCATATTGTATTTCAATAATTCTAAGTAAGCTATTGGTTTCATTAGATAACATATGCCATTGGTCCTGATTTATATGTAAGGAGGAGTGCATTGGAAAATGGCCAATTAGTTCTTGGTCTGAACTTATATCAAGTGTATAAACTGTTGCTTCACCTTCTGCAACAAACCAATGCTCGGCTCTATCTTTATGTCGTTGCATAGAAAGACTTTTCCCTGGCTCGACTGTTAATTCTTTAACTTTTGTTGTTTTTAAATCTCTATGTACCGTCCAGGCACCCCAAGGACGGTGTTCTGTTTGTGTATTGTGTTTACCCCATCTGTACAATAACTCACTGCTAGAGTTAGTTTTTTCTTCTCCACCAACACCCCATGCAAATGTAATGTTAGTAATGTTCGACTCCGGTACATTATTGGTAGTACGGTCACCACCATTTGCAAATATGATTTCATTATCCGGAAAAGTTTTCTTTACATGATCTATTAGTTTACATGCAGTTCCATCACTATCATCAAATTCCATAGCAGAGTTAACCATATCTAAAGAATTTAGAATATCAAGTCTTTCCTTTATATTTTGAAAATTTTTTCCTTTTTTTATTCCTAGCCATTGATCCGAATTAACACCAACTAGCAGATATTGTCCTAACTCTTTTGCTCCTTTAAGTAACTTTAGATGTCCAGAATGCAGAGGATCAAACCCTCCGGATACTATAACTATACGTTCATTTGGTCTTGGATACGGATGCATAATACAAAAACTCCTTAATAAGTAATAGTACTATTTATCGGAGAGAAATGTGTTATTCAATTCTAAATATCCTATTATAGCAATGGCTATGAATCGAGTATCTGATTTAAAATTAGCTATTGCAACAAGCAAGGCCGGAGCAGTACCTAGTATTAGTGCTTTCAATTATTATACAGGCCCTGGTAGGTTGAGTTATGATTGGCTTAGAAAAAATATAAAAGAATTTTATAAAGAGTGTCCTAATGCAGATTTAATTATAAGCATTGACACACAATTTCTAATAGACGAAGAATCTACTATGTGCGATTTATTAATAGAAGAAAAAGTTAGTCACGTAGAACTTATTCAAGTTGATGAATTATATAGAAGTAATGAAGCAGTAGTAACATCTCATCAAAGTAGAATGCAAGACTCTGGTATTAAATTAATATTAAAAGTTGTATCTGTTCCAACTGATATATCTAGGTATGCACGGTGGGCTGGAAATAGACAAGTAGATGCACTAGGTATTAAAAGTCCCCACGGTGCTGGTAGA